AGTAACTTTAAGCCAATCGTTATCTGTTGTAGAAGCTTGGTCGATTGTAAAGGCTCTTGAGTTTCCTGCGTGTGTAAGGTGGAAGTAACCGCCTGCATATCCATCTCCATCATAGTTAACTGTATTACTGTTTCCATCTATGTTCATATAGTTTGTCGCTCCGTCTACGTCAATGTCAGCATTGATTGTATTAGAAGAACCCTGTACTGTCCAATCTAAATCAGTACCACTAGACAAGGCTACGGTAGCTAGATCAAGAGTAAACGTGTTGGTACTACCTGTAACATTTACATTTACATTAGAGTTGTCTGCACCGTATGCGTTAGTAGGATCCATCTTAGAAGTAAACGTGTTGGTATCACCATCAAAGTTAAAGTAACCTGTATAGCTATCAGCATACATATCACCTAAAAACTTGTTAGAATTACCTATTTGATTTATATCCAGTGTCATAGCAGTACCGTCAAGATCCAGTGCTGTCATTGAGCCTGCTACTGCAGTAAGACCACCAATAATGTTACCAGCACCTAGCTGCTCTAAATCTATGTTGGCCGTTACACCTACTTGGTCTACAAAGATTTCATTATCACTAGCTTTAACTTCGTTAAATAAAAAAACGCTACCTACTATTACAGCTACACTAAATAAAATACAATCTAGTATACTTATTATTTTATCCATATTCCCAATACCCCCTAGTAATGCCTACTTTAATTATTTCTAAAACACCTGCTTCTATTGCTTTCTGTAGAGCTATAGCACTGCTTTCGTTTGCTGCCACTCCTCCTTCTACTTCAATCAATCTTGATCCATTAGATATAAATCTAAATAAATCTTGTGAAACACCTGCCGAAGTAATTGTTTTTGATACTAATACTTCTGTTAATACTTCTCCTGTTGATACGGAGACAAGTCTTAATGTAATAGTAACCAAATCTTCTCTGTACTCTTTGCTTGATCCTATGCCTAATGCTCTAGCTCCAAAGCCTCCCGACTTTATGTTGGCATCATAGCTCAGTACACCGCCTTGGATGAGTAGTCCTGCTAGTAACAAAGGTTTTACACCACTGTCCTCGTCAAAAGTTTCCCTTGTAGAGCGTATTAACTGCCTTTCCTTTGTTAAACTGTCAAGACCTACACGTTCTGCTACTTGAAAGAACTCTCCCTTTGCTGCGTGTTTCAAAGCCCTGATAAGAAATGCTTCAGGGGCCTGAGTAATTGCAGTACTGAACAAAGCGAACTGTCCGTTAGATTTCCTTTGACCTGTTTGATCTTTAAAGCTATTAGGATAGATAGCTATGACAGGCTTACGTTTTGCAGGAGGAATATTTTTAAGCTCCTCTGATTGCAGGTCTAGTATCGAAGAACTCTTTATTACAATGTGAGGTACACCACTACCTTCTAATACATTCTTAGAAGCACAACTAGAAAGTAAAGTCACCAATAGGCACAGTGATATTAGTTGTACCACCTGACTCATCTGTAATCGTAAGCGTGATCGTATCTGTTTCAACAATGTATTCAATCGTATTGCCCTCTAGTGTTAGCTTGCCTTGTTTCTGTGGCGTTTCCCCAAACAACTGTTCGACCATTTGCCTACTAAGCTGTGCATAAATCCTGCTTTCTAAATTTCTAATGAAGCGAGCCAGGGTTGTGTTCTTAGCTTCTCTAGCTAACTCATCTTTGTAGGCTTCAATCTCTTCTTTAACTGTAGCTTTTCTTGTAGCTTCTTGATTCTCAATAGTAAGGTAGTGACTAGATGTATTTACTCCAGAGAAACTAGGGCTTTTAAAGCTATACAGTAACTCATCTGCCTGTGTGGGTTTACTAAAAATAATAAAGGCTAACACTACTAAAGAAACTACAGAGTAGACTAACAGAAGTGTATCTGTTGACATTATTTTAATCTTTTCTTTGATCTTCACGGTCTGCTTTTGCTACCTTATCTATATCAATTAAATTAGGAATACCTAACAAAGTTTTAAGCAATACATCTTGTCGTATTGTTTGGTTATCTAATGCTCTTACTCTATCAATTAACGCTACTATAATTCCGTACTGACTATCAAGTTTAGTACTTAATCTTTCTTCCATTGCGTTAAGACTAGCATCTACTTTCTCATCAACTACATCTATTTTAGCTTCCATACCATCAATGATACGGTTAATAAGTTTCCATATAAAGAAACCTAAACCTAACGCAGACGCAACTGGAAAGCCTACTTGATTAATCAGATTTATAATGTCTTCCATTTTATTTTCTAGACTTAGCTCCCGAACACTTCCAACGCTTGCGTGACAAGTTGTTTGGAGTGTTTGGATCGTTTTGTTTTTTCTTAGAAAGTCTTTTCTTTATCCCTAAACTTCTTGCGCAGTAGCTATCACCTTTACTTGTTCCGGGTTTTACTCTAGCTCCACCGCCCTTTGCTTTACCTGCTTGACCGTAACTAACCTTTTTACCACTAGCTGTAATCTTTACTTTTGCTTTGCCTTTTCTAGGTTTCCGTGTTGCCATTATTTAAAACCTTTCTTCATGTTAGCATAAGCTTTTTTAGTTATAGTTGAGTTCTTTTTAGATCGACTAGTACCTTTCTTTTTTCTAGCATTGATGTTAGCATACAGTCCTTTGTTAGCTTTAGTTCTTTTTTTGACCGCCATAATAATTCCTTGCTTGAGATAACTGTTCTTTTAACAGTAGTTGTTGTTTTTTAAATTCAAACTTTCCTTTGTTTCTTACTTGTTGTCTTTTTTCTAAACTTTTAAAACCACCTTTTCTACTCATTGTTCTCAGCCCTTTAATCTTGTTTGTTACTTGCACCAAAATAAAAACTTATAACTGCACTTGCTAAACCACCTAGATAACCTAGTACAAGGTTAATCAATGCTTCACTATTTTGTTCTGGAGGCTGAATAGTAACTAGGAAAATATATCCCATGAAACCACCTACTATTATTGTACCCATGATACGAGCAGTCCAATCTTTAGAGAACATACCTCTTGCACTTTGTATGTCTGCTGTCTCAAGAGCATACAAATCAACCTCAAGCTCTTTCATCTTAACATCAAACTCTGCATCAATCTTTTTAAGTTCTGCTAGTTGTTCAGGTGTTGCTGCCTGTATAGCTTGTTCTATTTTCTTAGGTGTAGGCTCACATCCTAGCGCGTCAGCTACCATCTTAGATGCCATTGATCCCATCGGACCACCTAATGCAGTACCTATTGTAGGAGCTACTGCTCCAATTATTCCTTTAACGCTTTTAAGTAAATTAAAATTCATGTTTGTATTCTCTCTTCTATTAGTTCATCGGGTGTAAATCTTATGTCACTTCCTAGTATGTTATCTACAGACTGCATAGCTACTTCTAAAGGCATCTCTGGCATACCTAACAAAAGTGCTTCTAACATTTCTTCATAGACTCTGCGAAACTTGTCACGCTTTATCCATGCTAAGTCTTGTTTAGTTCTCATCTTACAATCTATTCGATAAGCTCTATCAAGATCTTCTTCAAGATACATTATTAATATATCATCCGTTAACAATCATTTGCTCCAGCCTGTCTGATCTGTTACCTACTTGTCTAGCCCACTTACTATCTAACATTTCTTTACCTGCTGTTTCATAGTCACCTGCTTCCATAGCAGCTAGGAATTTTTTAAAGTGTAGAAGTTTTGTCAAGCCTAGATTAAATACCATATTAATGATAGCGCGTTGTCTGTCATCTGTTAAACTAGGAAACCATTTAAAAACTTTAGAAGCTTCTTCTTCACAAATCTTTATATCGTTGGCAAGAAGATAGTCTGATTCATCCATAGTTATACCACGCTCTTGAATATTTCTACCTACACCTAACGTAAGAAAACCTGCAGAGCATTTGTACGGTCTTAGCTCTACACCTTCGTCACGTTTAAGCTCTTCGATTAGTTTCTTTTTGTTCATCTGTAACCTCGTTTCGTTTTTCTAGTATTGCTAAAAGACTAGGTTTAGTTGTATTAAAATATGTTTCACCTGTATAAGGATTAATTCTATCTACTGGATCATCATCAGCGTTAGCAACTGGAGGACCACCTAAACTTAAAGGTTGTCTATTCCTATTTAAGTCAATAGTAGGCACATCAAAAGCAATTGACTCTTTATCTGTAAGAGCAGAATTATCTTCTTGAGTAAAAGGTCTGCCTCGTTTTTCTAACGTATCTAGAAGTTTTGCGTTTTCTAAAACAGTTGAGTTTGTTAATCCAAAACCAAATACATTATTTAACGCTACACCTATGTATTTACTTTTTGTAAGGTGTTCTGTAAAAGCTATATTATTATTTATACTTTCTATTGTAGTTTGTCTTGGACCTTTTTCATCTCTAACAGAACCTTGAAAAGTTTTAAAGTTTTTATTAGCCCATCCTATTAAAGGATAAAAAGTTTCTAAAACAGTTCTGTCCATTCCTTCAGGATTAATAACATTTTTTCCTACACTAGCCCACCACGGAATAGATCCTCCACTAAATTCAGCAGTATCTGCTATTATAGGTAGCATGTCAGTAAGGTCTTTGTTGTTATTTTCAAAAAATTGTGTTTCAGGATCTAGATCAAAATTCATGTCTACCTTTTTTTGTTCTTTAAAACTGCTTTCAGGTAAACTATGTATTGCTAGTTGACGAACTGTATAATAAAGAGGTAACATTGCTATTATTTTTGCACCTAACTGTATTTCTCCATCTTCAATTCTACTAAGCAAAGCACTTGTTTGAGTATTTTTAGCCTGCGCCCAAGATAAAAAAGTTCCTGCTGCTTTTACCATCGGGTTGTTGCTTTGAGAAAATAATCTTCTATTTC